GGAGCAGGAGGTTGGGGAGGTGGCTCTGGCGTCGGAGCAGGAGGTTCAGGTGCAGGAGCTGGTAAATAACAAGCCTTTAGGGTTCCCTTTATTGGATCTTTACCAAAACTCCAGTTTGTGCAAAATACTTTACCAGCTGCGAATTCTTTTAACACGAATTTGTCATTGGCACCATAAGCAACAACTGTTTTTTCTTTTATTTTGCAAGCACGCCATTCTTTTGCGCAGGGATTAGAATTAAACATCTTACCCTCAACAGAGAAGGTCTGTGCTGCTGTTGCAAAAGATAATGATGACAGCAAAGTGAATAATATGAATTTTATTTTCATNACAACTCCAATTGTTTAACTATCTTTATTTAGATAATAAATAACTTTACTTTTATAAAAAACAAAGGTATACTTTCATTATGAAATTCAAAGGAAAAGAAATTCTTGCTCATCTGATGAAGCAAAGATTTAATGGNCAGGAACAGTGGTTCTGGATTAACCCAATCACAGGGTCAATTATATCCAAGAGGTTTGACACTCAGGATGCTGCTGATGCATGGTTTAATACTCTTGCCGACGCACATAATGAGTCATATGACTTCGTGAATAGACTGACAAATGGGAAGATATATAAAGTAAAGGCAGTAGTTGATTTTACTGCTATCCTGTCATCTACGAAGATCTGCCCATTCGATGTTGAGCAGGAAGGCAATACTCTTTCTGCTAATATCCTCGGTCTAGATATGTATGATGCCAGACTTAGGTTCAGAGAATACTTTGATGTTTTAGAATGGATTGAAAATGATTAAGAAAATAAAACTCGAAGAAGCAGTTGCTTTAACGCAACAAGCAGATTCCAAATGTATCAATACAGAAGTAACCCAACATGGTTACTGTGATACTTGGATCGTCAATTGCCTCGATGAATACTATCGGTTTAGTATGTATATTAGTAAGTATAATTCCTGGCATGGGGTAAATCCGCCATACACTGAGTTGACTAAGGTAAAACTAGTCGAGAAAATCGTAGTAACAACAGAATGGACTGAGTGCGAATGAAAGTCGATATTGGTCCACATAAGAGCTGGTTCGGTCCATACCAACTGGCAGAGAAGATCCTTTTCTGGATGGATAAGGAGAATGACAATTGTGTTCACAACTTTGGTCAATGGCTCGCAGGCGATTCCAATAAAGTGATCTCTCTAAAGAATGTTCTGGTAGATGACACCCAGTCCAATACACTTTGTAAGTTTCTTACTTGGGTAGATTCCAAGAAGAAGCGCAAGATCGAAGTGCGTATCGACAAGTATGATACCTGGAATATGGATGGTACTCTTGCATATATTATCCTACCAATGCTGAAGCAACTACAGGCAACCAAGCATGGCTCGCCTTATGTCGATGACGCAGATGTGCCAGAGAATCTTCGGTCAACTTCTGCTGAACCCAAAGAGAATGAGTGGGATACGGATAGTAACCATCACCTTCGTTGGGAGTGGATACTTGATGAGATGATCTGGGCATTTGAGCAACATCATCCAGACAATGATTGGGAGAAGCAGTTCCACTCTGGTGAGCATGACTGGCAGTGGAAAGAGTCTGAGACTGGGTATGAAAACCCAATTACTGGCAAGACGGAAAAGTGCTCGCAGATGTTCCATGGTCCAAACCATACCCATGTATATGATCATGAAGGTGCTAAGGTTTATTCAGACCGAATTGACAATGGGTTCAAGTTATTTGGTAAATACTATCGTGGACTCTGGGATTGATTGTGGATATCATCCCTACGATGATTATATGGATAAAGTATGATTATAGATCAAATCCGTTTCGCTTTTTGGTTGAGTTGGTTGCTTGGGCTATTAGCGTTGGGTGCGCTCTCACAATGGCTATCACAGTACCCGATCCGCCTCTTCTTTTGTTGTATCCTCTTTGGATTTTTGGTTGCTCTTTGTATTCATGGGCTGCCTATACTCGCCGCTCTTTTGGAATGCTCGCGAATTACATGCTCCTAGTCTCGATTGATTTGATCGGACTGACACGAATGATTTTTTAATTAGGAATTATGATGTTAAGAATTGAAGGCANGAATAATATCTCCTGTACAGTTATCGCTGACTCAGTTTGTGTTGGTNGTCGGATGGTAACTATGGAACTGGAATATCCACGATTCATCCACGCAGAGTTGATGACGCATCGGATGTTGAGTAAGAATGCCGCGAGTTCCAGGGCAATTCCTATCAAGAAGATGCATGAGACCATTATGGAAAAGACCGCAATGCCTGTACATTGGGGTAAGAACCAACCAGGAATGAGTGCCAAGGAAGAAGTAGAAGATCTCGTAAAGCAAGGTGCGCTTGGAGTGTGGAATGCAGCCAGAGATTCTATGCTAAGCCATTCCACTGTACTAAGTGATATGGGCCTGCATAAGCAGATTGCCAACAGAATTACTGAGCCATTCCAGATGATGAAGACTGTCATCTCTGGTACCGAATGGGCTAACCTTATCTGGCTTCGCCATCATCCAGATGCTCAACCAGAGTTCTTTGAACTGGCTGATTGCATTGTTAAGTGCCTAGAACAATCAGAATCAATACTTATTAAGTCAGGTGAATGGCATGTTCCTTATGTCAAGACAGAACGAGATATAGATGGAGTTCTGCGTTACTTTGACTCTGATGGTTTCCAACTAACCAAAGAAGATGCAATCAAGGTATCTGCCAGCTGCTGTGCTCAAGTTTCCTATCGTAGGAATGATGACTCACTGGAGAAAGCCAAGGACATCTTCGCTAGGTTGATTGAGTCTGAACCAATCCATGCCTCGCCGATTGAACATCAGGCGACTCCGATGAAATACAAGAATTCTGGTCTGTATTCTATTCATAAGGATCCAAGTACTTGGGAAGAAGGTATTACCCATATGGATCGGGATGAGAACTACTGGTCGGGTAACCTTCGTGGTTTCATTCAGCATCGTAAACTTATCAAGTCTGAAGCAAAATGGGGATAAGAGATTTGCAATTATCAAAATGATATCTCTTCATACCACTAATTCCGCCAGTCTTTCCGCAATTTGGACATGTATTTTTTGGTCTAGGACCGCACATGTTCTGTTTATGTTCTTCTGATAAAATTTTACCAATATTAGCCAGTGACATTTTCTGTAAATGTTCTTCTGAAAATGGTCTACGAGTTTTACCAGTTTTAGCCAGTGACATTTTCTTACAGCTTTCTTCTGAAACAGCTTTACCAGTTTGTGCTATTGACATTTTCTTCTTAGACTCTTCTGATCTAGTTTTACCAGTATTAGCCAGTGCTATTTTCTGTATGGACTCTTCTGATCTAATAAGACCAGACGTACCCTCTCCGCCATCAGTTCTATTACGAAGAATTCCGGTGTTATTATCTTTTCTGCCCCACCAAGCAATATATCGTCGCTCTAGAGCAAATGCTCCAAGTTCGGACAGGTGACTTTCCATTATAATGATTTTTGATTTGTCTTTTGGAACTGGGACGCTGTGTTTTTTGTATGCTCTATTACCTTTACCCTTACCGATGTAGTAGGGTGTGCCGTCAGATTTTCTGACGTAGGCATAAACGTAGTAAATAAGTGAGCTGGACATAATGGTTCCTTAACTGTTGTTGAAATGTCTAGAGTGGGTGGGTATTGATAGTACCGCGACCTACACCTTTATTTAGTGTTTTATGGAGCTTGCGATGAGAGATTTCTTGATAGAGCAGGTCTACAAAATAAATGTAGACCTCGGGTGGCCAGTTATGGAAGACCTACGTACCTGGTCTAACAAAGATCTGCTTGAAGAGTTCGGAAACTTATCAGTTGAAGTATGGCGCAGGAAACAAGATGATCAATCCTAAGAGTTTGCTTGATGCTGTCGTAGAGATGGCCATGGAGATGGAAAAGACCGATCCTACGGACTTTGGTATGTTGCCCATCAATGAAGAAGATACTTATCGTTTTATTGCGAATTCAATCGTAGATAAGGTAATTTACGTAGATTCCCCTCTTGAGAGAGAATTGATGCTACTTTCTGCTTGCACGCACCTAGTGGTAGAAAATTTCGTGTTGAATCAACGACTTATGCGACGAAAATAGTAGGATTTCAGTAATTTACTTTTATTTCGTTTCGAGGTATAATAACTTATCGAAACGCAAAAGGAAAGAAAAATGACTGAATATCTGATTTCCCAAGGCTACTCCTCCGAAGAAATCCAGACGATCCTGGAAGAGATTGAGTGCCACAGGAAGAACGAAGAACTCCTGGCTTGGGTCGCTGCTGATCCATACACCTTCGAAGGTGAGCCAGTTGACATCGAAGTGTTTGAAGACTTTCCTTTCTAATCGGAGTATATTATGACTGTNTCAGAATTGATTGAAGTGCTGCGTGGGATGGACCAGGACATGGAAGTCACNGTGTGGAACACGGANTTGGGCATGACTGATCCCATTGATCGTGTGGAAGTGGACCAGGACGAAGTGGTGATTTTCTAAGGAATATATGAAGTCAATATATGCCTATACCCTTGGTCCTATTCGGATCGAAATCGAAGCCGACAACCTGGATGACGCAGATCATCTTTTAGAAAATACACTCTGTGAGTATTTCCCTGATGGCCAGCTGCCGAAGTGGCACCAATTCGAAGTNGAGTACTACCAGAATAATACCGGAATAAACCATGAGTGAACTATACCACATTATTTCTGCTCTGAAGGATCATTCCTCTACGCTGAACAAGCAGCAGATCCTCGAAGCCAATAAGGACAACGAAGTCCTTATGACAGCGTTCAATCTGACGGAGAACCCATTCTTCAACTTCTACATCACAGTAGATAAGAATGTCTGGGCAGGTGTTCCTGGTGGTAAGGAAGAAATTACCATCGGAGTGCTCAGTTCTGTTTTTGGTCAGCTCGCTGGGCGTAAGGTAACAGGACATGCTGCCCGAGATTTCTTGGCAGGTGTTCTGACTAGCCTGACTGAGAAAGACCGATCAATCCTCATCAAGATCATCAATCGAGATCTGGATTGTAACGTCGGTACTGCCATCTGTAACAAAGTTTGGCCAGGTCTGATTCCAGAGATGCCTTGTATGCTGGCATCGAAGATGGATGAGAAGGCAGCTGCATCAATTGTACCGAAGAAAGATGGTTACATCGTTCAGACGAAGATGGATGGTGGCCGAGCAATGGCTAGGGTACTTGATGATGGTACAGTAGACTTCCGCTCACGGAATGGTAAGGCATTGATGCTCCATGGGTTCTTTGACACTTTGCTGAGTAAGTTCCCTGGCTATGTGTTCGATGGCGAGTTGGTTGTCTTGTCAGGTACAGGAGTTGAGGATCGCAAGACTGGTAATGGTTTCTTTACCAAGGCAGTTCGCGGTACGATTACTCCACAAGAAGCAGCTCGGTTCCGGTATGTTGTGTGGGATATGATTCCACTGACAGCATTCTCATTCTGTCATTGCGAGGTTCCATACAAAGAACGTCTGAAGAACTTGATGGAAGCACAAGCATCGATGACTCCAGGGCTGGTGTTGTTGGTCCAGTCCAGGGTTGTGTCTAACTTGGAGCAAGCAGAGAGGTTCTATGAAGAAATGCTCGAGCGCGGCGAAGAAGGTGCAATCCTGAAGTTCGCTGATATGCATTGGGAGGATCGTCGTAGTAAGAAGATGATCAAACTCAAGGAAGAAAAAGATATCGATGCCGAAGTAATTGGTGTTACTGAGCACACGAAGGTGCCAGGATGGGTCGGTTCGTTGACCTGCAAGACCGCCGATGGTCTGGTAAAGTTTGACGTCGGATCTGGCTTTACTGAAGCAGATCGTCAGAAACCATTTGATTATTATTTTGGGAAAATTGTGAAATGCAAGTATAATGCATTGATCAGCAATAAGACATCGACGATCAAGTCGTTGTTCCTGCCGATCTTTGTTGAAGTTCGTGATGATAAATTGACTGCTAATATGATTGGAGATTTGAAATGAATGCTATTGAATTTGCTACGGCTATGTCTACTAATGTCTACAACATTGAATTCGAGAAGGTAGATGGTACGATTCGGAAGATGGTCTGCACGCGTATGAGTGACAGGATCCCAGCCGAAGCTGCGCCTAAGAAGGCAACTGTTATTGAGGAAGCAACTACTGCTGTTCCTGTGTTTGATATTGACCTCGAACAGTGGCGTTCGATCCGACCTAATTCAATNAAGACCATGGAGGTTGTATAATGAATGTGAATTCGCTAGATGATGTTGGTAAGAAGGCTCTCAAGGAATTCTGTATTGAGATGAGTTCCTCGATGTTTCGTGGAGAAGCAGAACGTACTCTTCAGAGGGAAGCCATCAAGGACTTCGCTGATAACTATGAGATAGATAAGAAGATCCTGCGTAAGATGGCTCGAGTCTATCACAAGCAGAATTTCTTCACCACTGTCGAAGAACAGAATGAGTTCGAGGCAGTGTACAACCAAGTATTTGAAACAACGAAAGCAGCTTAATGAGCACATGTATTGAAGATGTTGAGAAGTTTATGGTCGCAGTTGGCCAGACAGTTGCTCATGATAATGGNACACAGGCATTGCTGTATCGCAAGTTGATCCTGGAAGAATATACCGAGCTACAGGAAGCATTGAGTGCTGAAGATGATACCGAGACAGCAGATGCTATTTTCGATCTCTGCTGGGTAGCTATTGGCTATGCTATGTCTCGTGGTTGGGATATGCCAGCAATGTGGACAGAAGGTGCTCAGAGCAACCTAAGCAAGATCGACCCAGAGACTGGCGTAGTCAAACGTCGCCCCGATGGTAAGATTCTTAAGCCAGATGGATGGCAACCACCAAACTTCGCTCAGTTCGTCTAAACAATGCCCTTCGGGGCATTTTACATTTATTCAGGATTCAGGTATAATATATTCCTACTTTGAGGAAATCTGATGGCATGGAATCCACCTGAGACGAGAGAAGAAATTAAGGATACCCTGTTCTTTATGGGAGTTCCCTACGTATACGAGAAGTTGATGGAGCCACGTGGCCATGTCTACTTCTTTGAACTACCCAAGGAGAACTCCATCGCTATCTATAGCCCGAACTATATGAAGTTCAACAAGAAGACGTTCAAGAGTCCATATGATCTCAAACGAGAGATCATGCGCGTGTTTGCCTATCTGCTTTGATTTTACTTTTATTCAAAGTTCAGGTATAATAACTTATCGAAATTTGAAAGGAAAGAAATGGCTACTACTGCGAAACGTCTCGCGATCGTCGAAAAGTTGATGAAGAAGACTGGCGAGCCAGAAGTCAACAACCTGCGCTATCAGGCTAGCCTGATGCACGCATTGAATTACTACAATGCAGAGTACGACAACAAGCAGAAGAAGGCTTGGTTCCTCGCATACTTCAAGAAGGAAGCAAAGTTTCCTACGAGCGAAATCCATGACCGCGAGTTCCGCACTGCTGGCACCCTGTGCCGTATGTTGGCTCTGGGCAATGCTCTTGAAGACAAAGAGATGGATTTCCTTCAGAATGAATTCATTCGGATCAAGGATCTGTCCAAGCCAGCTGTCGCTGAAGTTGCTGTCAAGAAGGTCAGCGTCCAGGATCTGATGGAAGACAAAGCCAAGGAATTCATGGCTGACTTCAATGGCATCCTCGACGAGTTCGTGATGGATCGTAAGGCGATTCCTGATATTGATCGCCTGATGAAGAATCCTTTGACGACTCCTGTGGCCAACAAGGTCGCTCTGAAGATTCAGCGTACCTTGCTCGAGTTGCGTGAGGCAGTAGCTGGTAACGATGAGTATCTGGTTGAAGGCTATAGCAACTTCAAGAAGACCGAGCTGAAGAAGTTGCTGGCTGCGTATGAGACCCTGACCGAGCGTCTGACTCAGATGAAGAAGGTCGTGGTTCGCAAGACTCGTACTCCGAAGGCAAAGCCAGTCGGTGTGATCGTGGCGAAGATGAAGTTCGCTGCTACCAATGATGATCTCGGTCTGAAGTCGGTTAGCCCGACGTCGATCGTCGGAGCTGATGAGTTGTATTGTTTCAATACCAAGACTCGCAAGATGCAGGTCTACAAGGCTCTGGATGGTATGACTCTGACTGTCAAGGGTACGACGATCATGAATTATGATATGGAGAAGTCTGGTCAGAAGACTGTGCGTAAGCCAGAGACTCTGTCTCCTCTCTCGGATANGGGTAAGCGTGTGTATGGCCAGTTTATGAAGGCACTGACTGCGAAGCCTGTTGTACCGAATGGTCGGATTAATGCCGACACCCTCCTCCTCGCTACTTTTAAGTGAAAGATTATGGCAATCCTTATTGATTATAGTCAGCTGGTAATTGCTAGTTGCCTTGCCTTCGGTTCTGATATGGACAAAGGCAAGGACACCAAGAAAGCAATTGACATCATTCGTCATGCCACCCTGTCTAGTCTGTTGAAGTATAAGACCGACTACTCAGCCAAGTATGGTGAGGTAATTCTCTGCGCTGATGGTGGGAAGAACTGGCGTCGTGGGTATTTCCCATACTACAAGGCATCGCGCAAGGGTTCGCGNGAGAAGTCCAATACTGATTGGAATACGATCTTTACCTTCGCCTCTGAGTTGCTCGGAGAACTGCGCACGATCTTTCCATACCGAGCTATCAAGGTCGATGAGGCAGAGGGCGACGACATTGTGGCTGTTCTGACCAAGTACCTTACGGAGAATGACACAGTCCAGCAGGGATTGGTATCTGATCCTGCTCCGATCCTGATCGTGTCAAGTGATGGTGACTTCAAGCAGCTGCATAAGTTCAAGAATGTCCGTCAGTGGAATCCATTGATGAAGAAGTTCGTGGCCAAGCCAGAACCAGACTTCCTACTTGAGAAAGTTATCAAGGGTGATGCAGGTGATGGAGTTCCGAATGTGCTTTCTCCGGATAATATCTTTACCGTAGATGGTCGTCAGAAACCAGTTACAGCCAAGGTAATGGATCGGTTTAAGACGCAGACTGGTCTGTCTGATGTTGATCAACGTAACTTCCAACGTAACCGCACCCTGATTGATTTTGACTATATACCTAATGAAGTACAGGAGAAAATTCTCTCTGTATATCATGAGCAACAACCGAAGCGTGACCTAAATGCAATTATGTGTTACTTGATGGAACATCGCTGCCGATTACTTCTAAATGACCTACAGGCATTCTAACTATGAGCAATATCTCTGAAATTATCTCTGCTGCTAATGTCGATATCAATACTCTCAAGCAGCACAGCGGAAACAGATATCTCCGNAACCTAATGGAAGCTGCCTACATCCCTGAGAAGAAGTTCGTTCTTCCAGAGGGCATCCCTCCATTTAAGGGGAATCTCCAGCACCCAGATCAGTTGAGTGGTGCTTTCTGGCAAATCGCAAAGAAGATCGAGAACTTCCAACGAGCAGAACTAATTCCTCTTCGTCGAGAAAGTCTGTTTATCCAGGCACTAGAATCTGTCAGCGAAATTGATGCCAAGATTCTTATTGCTGTTAAGGAACAGACACTGCATAAGATGTTCAAGAATCTGACTATGAAGAACCTAAAGGCGATTGGATACTTCGAATAATGTCAAAGTTCCACCAGTTCTATATGGATGTGGCCACTGGCGCAGCCAATCTTAGTTATGCTAAACGAGCCCAAGTCGGAGCAGTGGCTGTTAGAGATAGAAACATCCTTGCCTTTGGCTACAATGGAACTCTGCCAGGAACAAGTAATGTCTGTGAAGATGAGAACGGAAATACCAGGGCAGAAGTAATCCACGCTGAGGAAAACCTGTTAATGAAGATGGCCAGGTCTTCAGTCTCGGTTGAGGGAGCAGTTGTATACGTAACGATGGCTCCCTGTATCAACTGCTCTAGGCTTATGGCCAATGCAGGAATATGGAAGGTAATTTACCGAGATACATACCGAGACTTATCCGGAGTTGACCTACTCAACAAATATGGCATCGAAGTAAAGCAATTACAGACTATTCTTGATCAAGAGCAGAAAACGATGTGGAGTGTCTTAGACTGAAATCATTTTACTTTTATTCAATTTCGAGGTATAATAACTTATCGAATTGAAAAGGAAAGAAAAATGAAAGTTGGTGATCTGGTTAAGTCGTTTGATTTTGTTGGCGATTACTCCTGCTATATGCTCGGTCTCGTGGAAGAGATCTCGGAAGCGAATGGAACTGTGACCTGCCACCTGGTCGGTCGCATCTTCGAAGACGAAGTTGTTGAAACTAAAACGGACAAGTTTACTGCGCCTCTGAATGGCCAGTTTATGTTTGATCGTGCTGATTTTCCTCGGATCTTGGTGTGCGAATGAAAATATATCTTGATATGGATGGCGTCCTCGCCAACTTCAATAAGAAGTATGAAGAAGTGTTCGGGATTGACCCAGCTCTGGTCGCCAAGCAATCTGCTGAATCAGACAAGAACTTCCAGGAGTTTATTCTTGGTCACCATTTCGTGAACCTGGAATATATGCCGAACGCCAAACGTCTGCTTGAGTTCGTCGATGGGCTTGATGTTGACATCGAGATCCTGAGTTCTTCTGGTGGTGCTCTGCATCATGAAGAAGTCGAGATGCAGAAGAAGATCTGGTTGAACAGCAAACTGATCCATTACCCAGTGAACATTGTTCCAGGTGGTAGCAAGAAGGCTTTATTCGCTGCTCCTGATCGAGTCTTGATTGACGATACAGAACGAGTCGTCAACAAATATCGGGAAGTGGGTGGTGTTGCGATCCTGCATCGTGATGATGATATTGAACATACATTTTATGAACTGACGAGGATCTTTGGACAATGAACAAGCAAGAAACTGAACTGCTAACTATAACTCTGGAGGAGTGCGCTGAAGTAATTCAGGCTATCTCCAAGTGTTTCCGATTCGGGATGGATGGTCAATGGCCGATTGGTGCCCCGACCAACAAACAGCATCTGGAAGAGGAGATTGGTGACTTGATGTGTATGATTGATATCCTTGAACGAAAGGGTATTATCAATGCAGATACTGTGCATGCAGCGACTCTGAACAAACGTGAGAAACTATCTAAATGGAGCAATGTGAACCTATGACTACCTATACAAGTGAAGTTATTCTTGATCCGGAAACTGGTGAGTACATTCTTGATCTTCCTGTTGAAGTTACATATGAACTNGGCTGGAACATCGGTGATACCCTAGACTGGACAGTAAATGATAATGGCCAAGTAATCCTTAAGAAAGTAACTAAAATGAAGACATTTGCCGTAGAAACAGTTTCCTCCTTCCGTCATGTATATTTCGTCGAGTGCGAAAGTGAAGAGCATGCACTGGATACTGTAGCAATGGAAGAGGCTGAGCATTATTTCCAGCATCATCTGGGTGAACATATTATCACTGCTCGAGAAGTAAACAAGAGCGATATGGTCAAGATCATCCGTGAGACAGAACAGCCTAACCTGACTATGGAAGAATTCGAAAATAAAGGATGGATTCAGAACTGCGTTCACGTGGTTGACTACACGATATGAATGCTACCTTCGTGATCTATAGTACCGACACGGAGGCATTGGCTAGTATGGATGAGATTGTGCGGAGGGTTATATCTAAATCCCTCGGCACAGTCGTCATTACTCCAAATATAGACGAAGAACAGAAGATGTATTATGAGTTCGTAGTCAATGTCGAAAGTGACAAATTAAATTTAGTATGAACATTTTCCAACTTGATAAAGACCCAGTTATTTGCGCCGAGTTCCATCTTGATAAACACGTCGTCAAGATGATACTCGAATATAGTCAACTTCTCTCAACTGCCCACAGACTACTCGATGGAAAACAATCAGAATCCCTCTCCAAAACAGGTCGCCGCACTACTACGTGGAGGCTGGACGATGACAGGGACTCTATCCTGTACAAAGCAACTCACAGCAACCATCCCAGCGCAATCTGGGCACGTAAATCTTCGGGGAACTACAGGTGGCTCCAGGCTCTGTTGGCTAGTCTTGCCACCGAGTACACTTTCCGTTATGGAAGGAAGCACAAGTGCGAAACAGATGGACTTATTTCTCGTCTAGAGATTCTTCCGACCAATATTCCCATTGGTGAAATGACCCCAATCCTGTTGGCTATGCCTGATGACTACAAAGTAGCTGATGGAGTTGAGTCCTATCGTAATTATTATCGCCTCGGTAAACCACATATTCATTCCTGGAAAGGCAAAGTAGCTGGTCGCCCAGTTCCCTCCTGGATTGGTGGTTAAATAGAAAGTGTGATACACTTAGGAGGGCATATGCCTCTATACGATAGAAGATGTTCGAGTTGTGAAGCAGTGTTTGAGATTACCTGCAAGATCAGCGAGAAGTCAAATGAATTTGCTTGCCCTGAATGCAAGTCCACTGCCGGAGAATGGCAGATTGGGTCACCAATGGCAATCGCACCAGATAGATTGGGTCGNGGNAGAGATGGTGGTATGAAAGAAGTTCTTCAGAAAATCCATGCGGCAAATCCGAAGGGTACTCTGAGCGAACGCAACTCATTCTAACTTGCGTAATCTTTTAGTTTCTGTTATTTTGTCATTTGCGTCCTCGGTTGTTTCAGCCTGGGACGCAGATCTCATTGCAGAATCGTTAAAAGATAAATCCGCAGAAGTCCTTGACAGGGCTAACCCTCTACTAAGTACAATTGTGATATCATCGAAACTTCCTGATAAAGAGAAGTTATCAATGATCAACGAAAGAGTAAATAAAGATATTCAATTCCAAACTGATATTGATAACTGGGAAGCCATTGATTATTGGGCAACTCCAGTAGAAACCCTGACCAGAGGAGCAGGGGATTGTGAAGATTATGCGTTACTGAAATACTTTAGTTTATTGATAGCTGGTGTAGATCAATCAAAACTAAAGTTCCTTTATGGCAGGAATAATGTTTCTGCCCATATGGTTCTTGTGTATTATGAATGTTCGTTATGTGATCCATTAATTCTAGACAATCTGACTGACGATATAAAGCCTCTTACTTCTAGAATTGATATAACCCCTATCTTTCAGTTTGATACTACGAGTCCCATTAGAAGATGGCATGATGTATTATCAAGAACAAAATCTGAAGGGTTTTACTAAGAAAGAAACACATGGCAGCAACGAGAAGAACACCAGTACAAAAAAGAGAAGAACAAATTGATGGCGATGAGGCAATGCATCGCCACCAGCCTGCTAATAATTCTCTTAAGATTAAACTCGACCATCTCAAGACATTCGAGCCTCTAACTGATAATCAACGTAAGTTCTTTGATCTATATCGCGGCGGTGCATATTGCGTCGGATTATTTGGTAGTCCAGGCGTCGGTAAGACATTTCTATCAATGCTCAAAGCAATCGAGGAAATTCTGGATAAAACCAATTCCTTCAAGCAAGTAGTTGTTGTTAGAAGTGCAGTCCAGGTGCGTGACCAGGGATTCGTTCCAGGTGACTTGGATGAGAAGATGGCTATCTATGANCAGCCATANAAAGAAATTAGCCAGACTCTGTTTGGTCGCCCAGATGCTTGGGAACGCCTGAAGGAACAAGGGTTCGCTAGGTTTATTTCTACTACTGCCATTCGTGGTATCAGTATTGATGATGCNATCATTATCGTNGATGANTGCCAGAGTATGACATGGCATGAACTGTCATCAGTTATTTCTCGCACTGGCCATCGCTCGAAGATNATCTTCGTCGGTGACTTGAANCAGAATGACTTGGTAAAATCAAGGAATGATATCTCTGGTCTGAAGCAATTCCTCGAAGTGCTATATACGATGCCAGAGTTTCAGTCGATTGAATTTACGCCAGATGACATTGTGAGATCATCATTAGTGAAATCATTCATCGTAGCATGTGACAAACTAGGATATTAAAATGATTACAGCAGACCAACTACGCAGCATCCTACCTAACTGTAAAGATCCAGTAGGCTGGTCTGCTGCCCTTAATGATCAGTTACCTAAGTTCGGAATTACGACTCCGCAACAAATCTCAATGTTCATTGCTCAATGTGGACATGAGAGTGGTGAGTTGAATGTTATTAGCGAGAANCTNAACTACTCAGGTGAGAGACTACTTGTGGTCTTTCCTAAGTATTTCAGGGGAGTTGATGTTGCGCAATACCATCGACAACCTGTGAAGATTGGCAATCGAGTTTATGCCAGTCGTATGGGTAATGGCCCAGAGGCATCCGGAGAAGGCTATAAGTATCGTGGGTCTGGTCTTATCCAGCTGACTGGTAA